AACAGCTTTATGGCTTGCAGGTGGATATTTGGCAACTACAACAACTCTTCATTTTAATGGTACAAGTTTTTCAACTAGTGGATCTTTAAATCAACCTAGACAATATGCAAACGCAGCTGGATATGGAACTCAAACTAATGCAATAGTTGCTGGAGGAGATCCATCTTATGATACACAAGGTGAACAATATAATGGAACAGCTTGGGTAACTGCTCCTAGTTTGTCTCAAGGTAGAAAATATGGTTTAGGTGCATCTAGATCAGCTGGATCGAAAACAGGATTTATTGCTGGTGGAGCAACACCTCCTGGAACTAATACTAATAACACAGAAGAGTTTACACCTGAAACAACAGCAGTAAACATTAAAACTTTGACACAAAGTTAAACTATGATATACAAACTTTAAAAGGAGGAAGACTATGGAAAACTTTTTATATGGAGTGCTTACTAACACTGGAAAAGGATTCTTCACAGCTGAAGATAGAAGAAACTTTTTTTTAAGAGGTTATCCTGCTGACGTCTGGGTTGTTGGAAACAATCCAAAAGGCGCTTTGTGGGTAGCTGATAAAAACGGTGTTTTTAAAACTAAGTCAGAAGCACAAGCTTTAGTTGACGCTGATATACAAGCGGCACAAGCAGCTTGGGATGCTCAAACTGATGAAGAAAAAGCACAACCAGGTAATACAAGACCCACTGACGTAACTCTTCCATAAGGAATTTTAAAAATGGCGACGTACGACGAAATTCATGGTTCTAGAGTAGAATCTGTATCATCAAATCCTTCTAATCCACTTGAAGGACAGGTATGGTATAATACTTCATTATCTTTATTAAAAGGTTATGTAATGGGAACTGCCGCATGGGCAGCTGGTGGAGCTTTAGACACAGCAAGATTAGCTGGAGCTTCCGGTGGAATTCAAACAGCTGCATTTTATGCAGGTGGAAGAGTAGGACCTCCAGGTGGAACAGCTCTTTCAGAAGAATATAATGGTTCTTCTTGGACAGAAGGAAATAATTTAAATACACCTAGACAATATGTTGAAGGTGCAGGAACACAAACCGCAGGATTAGCTGCAGGAGCATATCCAGCATCAGGAGCAACTGAAGAATACAATGGAGCTTCATGGGCAAGTCAACCAAATTCAATGGTAACTGGTAGAGGATTTGGTGGAATGGCTGGTTCACAAATTTCAGCTGTTTATGCAGGAGGAACAAATCCTTCTACTGCTGTAACAAATATTGTTGAAGAATATAATGGTACAACATGGTCAGAACAAACCGATTTAACACAAGCTAGAAAATATTTAGGTAGTGCTGGATCAGCAGATACAAACGTAATGGTTTTTGGTGGATCTAATCAACCGGGAAGTACAAGATACGCAATTACAGAAGAATACAATGGATCATCTTGGACTAATGGTGGATCATTAAATACAACAAGACAAGGTATGACTGGTTCACCAGGTGGACCTGGATCTAGCTCATTAGGAGCAATAGCTGCAGGTGGTTATGCTCCAAGTGGAACAGTGACATCAGCTGAATCCTATAATGGAACTACTTGGTCTGCAGTACCTTCTCTTGCAACAGGACGATATGATGTTAGAGGGGCGGGTAGTACTACAGCTGCATTAGCAATAGGTGGTGATGGGTCAACAATATTTAACAACACAGAAGAATTTACTCATGCTGCAGAAGTTAAAACATTGACATCAAGTTAATAATAGTTATATTAGAAAGTAATATGAAAGGAACAAAATGACAGAAAAAAGAAACATACACGCACTTATAGAAAAAGAAGCACCAAGCTTAAATAATTTATTAGACCCAAATGATGTTAAAGAGTTTAAAGCATTAACTACAGAACTAAGAGACACTTGGACTAAGAAACAAGTATTTAGAACAGAAACAGAAATGAGAATGTCTGTTTTACAAGACATGAAATATCCAACAAAAGCTGCAAAGTATTGGCAGTGTGTTAGAGAACAAAATGTATTCTTAGAAAACTTAATGACTTTGTCTTTTGATTGTAGACGTAATGAAGTTAAATTAAAAAAATTAGAACAAAAATTAGAAAAAGAAGAAGACCCATTAAAAAGAGAACTCTATCAAATAGACATAGATGAAAAAAGATATAGCTTAGCTAACATGCAGTTAGTTGCTAGAGATAGAATGAGAGAAATTAAACTTTGGTCTACATTAAAAAAAGAATTTGATGATGGATCATTTGATACTAAAGATGTTAATACACACCAATTAGACTCTTATCATTTAATAATGAAAAATAGAGCCAATACAATAACATCTGGTTCTTCACAACCAGAAGTGTTTAATGTTTTAGGTCAATTAAATACTATAGAAAGAGTAAAGAAATCAGGCGAAATGCTTTACAATAAGAAAGAACAATTAACCCATGATCTCGGAGCAAAACCCAAAATTTAATTTTATATTTTTAGGGCAATCAGTTTTAAAATACCAAGTGCCTTTAGAAATATTTCATATAATTAATAGAATATATGAAAATAAATATTCTGAATTAAAACCGGCTAATCAGCAATTAGTTGGTAAGATTGAGAAAGAACATAGTTTATTTTATAATGGTGAAGACACTTCTAAAATGACTAGGCATAATCATTTACCTAATGATATATTAATATGGTTTGAAAAAACATTTCGTCATTATTTAAATTGGAATAAAACTAAACAATATAAATTACATATGAATTCTATATGGGTTAACACTATGTTTGAACACGAGTATAACCCAACGCATGTGCATCAAGGAACACTATACACAGGGTTATCTTCTGTAATGATTTTAAAATTACCAGAAAGTTTTGGTGTAGAATATTCGGCATCTCACACACCACAAAATGGTAGATTACAAATACTAGGATCTTCTTCGGGTCAATTTGCAAACGTAGATTATCAACCTGAAATACAAGAAAGAGATTTTTATATATTTCCGTATGACATGAGACATTGTGTATATCCATTTAATGGTCCCGGATATAGAAGAACACTAGCAGCAAACATGGATGTAGATTATAATCCAATTATAAATAGAGGAATAAGTTAATGTACGAAAACAGACATATCACAGAACCAAAATGGAAAAGTTGGATAGTGCAAACAACTACACCGTTGTTTACTCCAGATCAATGTAAACAAATTATTGAAGCGGGTAGAAGACAACCACCACAAAAAGCACAGGTTGGTATGAATAAACCAGGTGGTGGTACAGATACAAGTAAAAGAGTTACAACAATATCTTGGATACCATTTAAAGAAATGGAACACATGTATATAGATCTTAATAATTTTATACAAAAAGCAAATGAAAATCATTTTGGCTTTGCTGACATACGGGTTACAGAACAAGCTCAGTTTACAGAATACCCTGTTGGAGGTTTTTATGATTGGCATATGGATAGTGATGTTAACATGGCTCATGAACCACCGGTTAGAAAAATATCTATGACATTATTATTAAATGATCCTTCAGAATTTAAAGGTGGAGATCTAGAACTTATGGCTCCTGGAAAATTTGCAGAACTTAAACAAGGTCATGCAATTGTGTTTGCTTCTTTTTTAAATCATAGAGTTGCACCAGTGACTGAAGGTATCAGACAATCTTTAGTTGTTTGGTTTGGAGGCAAACCTTTTAGATGATTAGGGAAGGTTTTTTTCCAACACTTATTTACGCTAACGATTTTAATTTAAATACTAATGAGTTGGCTGAAAACATTATTAAATGGTCTAAAGAAGATAAAGGAATTAACAAAACAAATGTTAATGGTTGGCATAGTGATACACTCATGCATAAAAAACCAGAGTATAAACCTTTAGTAGATGAGTTATTTAAAATGATACATGAAGTATTTAATCAAGAATATTTAGAGAGTAGTCCTGTTCTTGGTAATATGTGGGCTAACATAAATTATCCAGGTGGTTATAATAAACCTCATGTACACCCTAATAGTTTATTTAGCGGTGTGTATTATATAAAAACACCGGCTAACAGCGGACGTTTAATTTGTCAAGACCCAAGACAAGGAATACAAATGGTTATGCCTACAAGAAAAAAAATAGAAATTCCTAAATATTTGTGGAGAGATGTTCATATACAACCTCAAGAAAACAGAGCTATTATGTTTCCTGCGTGGTTGTGGCACTCAGTAGAACCTAACGAATCAAACGATATAAGAATATCGGTAAGTTTTAATTTTTTACAAAAAGGTTTTGCATGACAGGTTTAGTTTACAAAGAGATACCAATAGAAGATATTACTCATCTAACAAGACCAGAGTTTATTAATGGAGAAGAAAAAAAATTCCATACTGCTTTACTAGAATCACTAACAAAATATGGTATGCGAGACCCTGTTTTTATAGAGCAAAAAAAAGATAAAGAAGATAATATTATTTTAAAAATATTAGTAGGTAATAACAGAATGGTTATTGCTAAAAAACTTGGTTTTAAATTAGTACGTTGTGTAATTAAATTATTAGATCCTAACAATAATGACATAGAAGGACGATTATTAAATAACGAACAAGAGATAATTGACTTATTTTACAGTAAAAAAGGTCTACAAATAAAAAAACAAGATGGTATTATATATGAAGTAATGCCAAAAAACGAACAGAAACATGGAACAATTTAATAAATATCAAGTAATCAAAGGTGCAGTATCATACGAGTTAGCAAATTTCATATTTAATTATTTTTTACTTAAACGTGATGCAGCTAAATTTATGTATGATAATAATATTATAGCTGACTCAGGTATGTTTGGAACATGGTCTGATAAACAAATACCTAATACTTATTCTCATTATGCAGATCCTGTTATGGAAACATTACTAGTTAAAATGTTACCAGTAATGGCTAAAGAAACAGGTCTACAATTAATACCTACATATTCTTACTCTAGAATATATAAAAAAGGTGATGAATTAAAAAGACACAAAGACAGACCTTCTTGTGAGATATCTACCACGTTAAACCTAGGTGGTGATCCATGGCCTATATTTATTGATGGCACTGGTGCCAATACTGTAATAGATGAATATAAAAATATACATACACCCAACGCTCCAAAAGGCACGAAAGTCTTACTTGAAGTCGGCGACATGCTGGTATATAGTGGATGTGAATTAGAGCATTGGAGAGAACCTTTTGAAGGTAATACTTGCGGACAAGTGTTTCTTCACTATAACCATGTAAATGGTCCTTTTGCGGAAAAAAACAGGTTCGACAAAAGGCCAATGTTAGGTCTTCCGTCTTTTGTGAAGGCATAATATGATGGAGTTATATGTTACAAAAAATAGGTTTTTTACCTGGATTCAATAAACAACTTACACCTACAGGGGCCGAAGGCCAATGGACTGGCGGAGAAAACGTTAGGTTTAGATATGGTACTGCCGAAAAAGTAGGTGGTTGGAAACAACTAGGGGAATCAAAACTTACAGGAGCAGTAAGAGCTCTTCATCATTTTGTTAATAAAGACTCAATTAAATACGCAGCATTAGGTACAAACAGAATTTTATATGTATACTCTGGAGGAGTATACTACGATATACATCCACTAACTAACCCATCAGGCACAGCTATTACTAATGCATTTAGCACGACTAACGGATCACCGACCGTAACTATAACTTTTTCTGGTTCTCATAATTTTCAAGCAGGAGATATAATATTATTTGGTAATGAATCTACTTTTAGTGCAATTACTAATTCTAATTTTGGATCAGCAGATTTTTGTGATAAAAAATTTATGGTAACAAGTGTGCCATCAAGCACTACAATAACTATTACAATGCCTAGTAATGAAACAGGTAGTGGCGCTACAACATCTGGTGGTATAACTTATTTTCAATACTATCACGTAGGACCAGCAGAACAGGTTGGAGCTTTTGGTTGGGGTATATCTTTATGGAGTGGTAATGTGTTAGGAGTAGTTACTACAACTTTAGATGGATTACTAGCAGATGATACTAATGGAAATAATAGTTCAGCAACAGAAATTACATTAACTAGCACAACAGGTTTACCAACATCAGGAACTAATTCTATTACAGTTGGAACAATAGGAAGCGTAACAGGTAGTGAAATAATTACCTACACAGGAGTTTCAGGAAATAAAATTACCGGTATTACTAGAGGAGCACAAAATTCTACACGACAAGCTTGGTCTAATGGATCAACTGTCACTAACAGTTCTAGTTTTACAGGATGGGGAAACCCAGCAGCCAACACCGATTCAGTAACAGACCCAGGTTTGTGGTCTCTTGATAACCTAGGAAGCACTCTAATTGCTCTAATTCACAATGGTGAGTGTTTCCAATGGGATGGTGACGCAACTAATGCAACAGCAACACGAGCTACAATTATTACTGGTGCACCTACTGCATCTAGAGATATGTTAGTATCTACACCTGACCGTCACTTAGTATTCTTTGGAACAGAAACAACTATTGGTGATAAAACTACTCAAGACGATATGTTTATAAGATTTTCTTCTCAAGAAAATATAAATGATTATACACCTACATCAACCAACACCGCTGGTACACAAAGACTGGCTGCCGGATCACGGATCATGGGAGCAGTGCTTGGTAGAAATGCTCTTTACGTTTGGACAGACACATCTTTATTTACTATGCGTTTTGTTGGTCAACCATTTACATTTGCTTTTGAACAAGTTGGAACTAACTGTGGATTGATAGGTATGAATGCAGCTGTAGAAGTTGACGGTGCTGCTTACTGGATGTCAGACAATGGTTTCTTTAGATTTACTGGTAAACTAGAATCATTAGATTGTTTTGTTGAAGACTATGTTTACGACGATCTTAACACGACATCTAATCAATTAATTTACTGTGGTATTAATAACTTGTTTGGTGAAGTGCAATGGTTCTACCCAACATCTACATCTAATGTTAATGATCGTTCGGTTATTTATAGTTATTTAGATTCAACAGTTGATAGACCTATTTGGTTTACTAATGCTAGTACAATATTTAGAAGAACAGCATGGGCTGATTCTGCTGTATTTGGTTTACCTCACGCTACAGAATATGATGCAGGCACAGATACATCTTTTGATGTGACTGGTAACACAGATGGAATTAGTTATTATTACGAACATGAAACAGGAGTAAACTATATTAAAAATGCTACTACGTTTGCAGTACCAGCTAATATTACTTCAGGTGATTTTGACATTACACAAGATCAATCAAGAGGAATTACATTTAGAGGAGACGGTGAATTTATGATGAGAATAAGTAGAATTATTCCTGATTATATTACTCAACAAGGAACAACAGTTATACAATTAGATACAAGAGATTTTCCTAATGACTCATCATCTAGCTCACCATTAGGACCTTTTAATACAACATCAAGCACTAAAAAAATAGATACACGAGCTAGAGCTAGATCTATTGCATTGACTATTTCTAACACTGCTGTAGATACAAACTGGAAACTAGGAACGTTTAGATTAGACGTTCACTCAGGAGGAAGACGATAGTGAACATAGATAAAAAAATTAAATATGATGTGCAGGGCGGTGTAAAAAATTATCTTGGTAAACAAAAACAAGTTAAAGCTCCTTTAAAATGGCAATCAGGTCCTGATAAACCGTCAACAGAATTAGCTTACATTACAGAAGCAGAAAAAAATTTAATTTTAAAAGCAAATATACATGGTGGACTAGAAAACGGTCCTAACACGGGTCCATCAGGAATTATGTCATTAGATAGTCAAGGTGACATGGGTGGATCAGAAGATAAAGGCACTAATGAAGATGGTAGTAACAATCCTGGAAATGACGGACCAGTAGATACTGGAGATTTAGGAACTGAAAAAGCTAATGTTCAAGCAAACTTAGATGCAGTAGCTAGTTTAGGTATGACGAATAGAGATAGACATATCTCAAACATGTATACTAACATAAAGGCTCCAACTAAAACAGTGACTCAAGTTAATCCACATACTGATCGAATAATGACTATGCAAGTTCCAACTACATATCAAGAAAAATTTGAGAGTTATGGTAACCCAGGATTTGGAAAAGATAACCTTGGTTTTAATTTTGCACCTACAAAAACAAATCTTAATTTAAAAAGTGCTTTATTTAATGCTGCGCTTTTTGCAATTAATCCTGCACTACATGCTAAATATGGTAAAGTAAAATCTGTATATAACGCAGCAAAATTTGCAAGTGAAATAGCTCAAACTTTTGGGATAACAGATACTAATGTAGCAAAAGATTTTGTAGAAAATATAACTGGTAGTTTAACTAGTAAAGGTAAAACAACTTCTAAAACTAATGACAACAAAACTACTAGAGACGGTGATGGTGATGGTATAGGATCAACACCAGAAATGGCAGCATTAAGAGATGAATATTATTTATTATTACAAAAATTACAGACAGGTAATATTTTAGATGCTGAAAGAAACAGATTAACAGCATTAAAAAACTTATTGAGAATATAATGGCTAAGATAGTACAAACATTAACAAGAGCAAGTGCAGAGTACAGAGAAGATGTATCTCAATCTTTAGTGAGAGACTTAGACGCCGTGTTAGAAAAATTAAATACAACATTTCAAGAAGAATTAAAACAGGAGATAGAAGCTAGAAGTTTCTTTTTAGATTAATGGCAGTAGTAAACCAATAT